CTAGTTGCAGCGTTTGTTGATGATAGTTCTCCTGAAGAGTCTTTTCCTGATACACAAGAACCGTCGCCCGCTGTTCATAAGATTATTATTCATGACCCAGATTTGGCATTTGAAGTCATGACCGAGGTCTCGAACCTCTTGATGAAATACGGTGACCTTATCCAGATTAAGTAAGCCGCTTTAATACTGATGATCTTGGACTTGCGTCTCCGATTGACATTGTAAATATTTTCATTTTGTCGCTAGAGGCTTCCTCATAAAATCCTTTATGAATGTGCCCACCAGGAACGGAGTCTAGCATCTCATTGATGCCCGTAATTATTAAATCAAAAACTGTTACGCTTTCGTCCAAGACCTTTTTAGGAAGCGTGATGACGCACGCGCAGTCGCTTTCAGCGGTACTGGAATCAGAGTGCAAAAACATTCCGCTCGTGAAAGATTTTAAAATAGATCTGGATGTTTGCTGCTTTACCATTGGGTGCGTATTTTGAACCTGTCCAAGGAACAAGGTTCCAGGTCTGTCGAGAATCCCCTTCATGTCGTTCTTGTCTACACTTGGAAGAAAGGTGGGGGTCGCAGAAAGAGTATTGAATACGTCTAAAATGCTGCAACCATACCTGTTTCCGTCTTCCCACATGGTTCGAAAGGACTCTATGGGCGCAACCTCCCTCATGAGCTGATTATCTATCACAATAAGAGGATAAAGAGAGCCGCTATCGACCTCGTCGCAGACCGCGCTCAGGAGATTTAATGCGTTTGACTTAACCTTGTCCGAGACAATCTCTGCCTTAGAGGGAAGGGTTGCAATAACGGCGATGCGTCCCAGGTCTCTAGCGATTTCAATCACCAGCGGGCCAGCACCACTCCCTGTACCACCACCTGAGCCTATGCACACGAAAACCTTATCACAGTCAACAAGGTCATGAATTTTAGTTCTGATTTTGTCTTCACTTATCTTGGCTGCGCGCTCTCCTTCGGCAGGATCTTTCCCAGCGCCATCTGCGTGATCTCCAATCAGCAGCTTTTGATTCTCGGGAGCATCGAGACCGTCTAAATCGACCTTAGCTGTATTTAAAAATACGCAGTCTGAGTATCCTAACTTTCGAAACGTATTGGCAATGTTGCATCCTCCCTGCCCTACGCCTATGAAACCAAACGTGAAAGACTTAGATTTCAAGATGCTTCTCCTCTAAATAATACTTGTCTTCAGTAAGGAAGTGTATTGCCACTCGAAGGCTTTTTACTGCCTCCTCAAGCCGATCCCTCTGAGCCTTGACGAGTTTCCAGTTCCCCTCATGATATCGCGATTCCTCAGTCAGCTCTTTTATTTTCTGATCATGAGCTTCGTTCATCTGATCTACTTGAGACTTTAACGAATCTCTTTCTGCCTTATGAGACAACACAAGTTGATGTGCGCGAGGCAACGCTTTTAACATGTAGCTGATAACCTCATTCCTCTTCTGAGATGTTGTCTTTTCTATGTCGCCAGCATGAAGTTCCAAAACGAAATCTTCCATTAGGGACATGTCTTGCTCGCTAAGCGTCAGCTGTATTCTAGGCATCGTCGGACCTTTCAAAGCATTGAGGAATGTATTTAACCCATGCACAAAATGTACGGGTCTCATCGTTATAGAAAACATCATCTTGAGTCGAATAGCATTCGATTTCGAACACGTTCAAACGGTAGGCCAAATATCGATCTCGATGATAAGCAAGCAGTATAAGATAGCATAATGCGTATAGGATCCATTGACCTATAAACAGGAGCTCGACCTGCTGGAGAAAATGAGTTCGCTCATGCCTTTTTAGACGACTCGAAGCCAACCCTCTAACCCATACAAAGATAAAGAAGGAAAACCCCGCAACCCGAAATGGCGCAATCTTGCTGAGCAGCTCGGGAACTCTGGAGTTCTCAATGAAGATAGGTAACACTTAAGATCTCCCCACTTAAATACAGTGTAAAGAAATATCGCACAGCCAATTAAAATAAGGAAGAGTATCGCGATCGCTACGTTTAGAATTAACATGTCAGCTATAGCAAATTCAGCCATAAACCTGACCGAAGCCCACTGATTTTTTGCTGTCTTCGGCGGCGCGTATTAGGTTTGATATGTCGCTGTTTAAATCAAACACCCTTACCCTTGGGGGAAGGGTTGGTTTTATCGACAGATCGTTGGTGGCGTACACATGGAGCTGTCTTGCCGTCATAATACATCGAGGCAGTCGATGCTTCTCTTTCCTAAAATTGTGCGGGTCGGCATCGTTCCCTCCCATTAGAACCCTTCCACCCTTTCTTGCCCAGAGACGGGCGGTACCCTTTGAGTAGAATGGAGCCTGGTGCATGTTGCCTAGAAACAAAACATCAAAATCACCCACCTCCTTCATAATGAAGGCGAGTCGATAATCTTTCGCTTCTTCCATGTCAGGATCGCTTGGGTCGCGATGCATAGAGGGGTCAGACACAACGATTTCCCCGGCATCTCGGAGCCTCTGGGAAATGTCTGCGATATCTTGAGTTATAAACCATTTCATGATGAAAGCCTCCATCCGTATTCAGCGATTAACATTGCATCACATATACCATCATGCGGCGTTCTAGCCCTATCACTTTTCCTAAGATCTTCTGATGGAAAAAGTCTTTTTGCTCCGAGAATATTTCTACCTTTCCCCTCACCTGGAACCCCTCTTAGAACCTCCTTGGTCCAAGAGATAGGCGATACGACTTCGATTGGAATTTGAAGACCTGCGCAAAGCCCTAGCCACATCCCGTAACCCTTGCCAGTGGTAAACATTGAGCTGACACCTTGCCCTGGTCTGGCCTGCTGCCTCTCAATGAATACCTTGGACTGAACACCTTGAGACCCCTGAAGCAGTATCTCCCTCATGCCCTGAAGGTCGTACTCAAGCTTTGACTTGCCCACCTTTATCATTGGTGTGATAGCCTTAAGGATTACGGAGTGTGACTCTCGATCTATGATAGCCACAGCTCCGCTTTTCCCAGGATCTATTCCTATGATGTTCATTAAAATGGAGTCCCGTGATCATCATTATTGCTTCCGCTGGACTGCCATGTATCGCGACCTGCTCCGTTTCCGCTGGACTGCCACGTATCGCGATTTGATCCACCGTTGTTGGAGCCAAATGATTGTTGCTCTTGATTACGTGGTGACTGATGAATCTTTACTCTCTTGGCACTAACTTTGAAATTAGTGGAGATGTTTCCGTCTGGACGCTGGTTGGCGTAGATCCCCTTGATGTCTCCAACGACAGTCACTCCCCACCTTTTCTTCGCTATATTGGAAAGCGCTTCTGCCTGCTTTTCGTTCCACACTGTGACGTCGTACCAGGCGGTCTCCTCTGTCTGATAATTAATTGTTTCAGCAACGCTAATCGAAAGAAATGATTTCCCATCTTTAGTTCTCTTTAGCTCTGCGTCTCTTGTAATGTTTCCAATGATTGTGATTGTCATGCTGTCTCCTAGTCCTTTTGAAAATTGCTTGGATTGCTCTTAATATATTGTATCATCATGGGTATTCTTTCAGGCTGTGACCTTGCTATTTCTGCAATGCCTTTACCCTCCTTCATCATCGTGAAGTCGTTGACCAGATCAAACTCCACGCCAAGCTTGACCAAGTCTTTCTTTATTGATTCCATATTGGCGAATGACGGTGAAGGGGTATTGGCTTTCTTTGATTTCTGTTCAGGTCTGGGCCCAGAAGAAGCGCCGTCATCGTCTTGCCCCCAAGATTGCTCCTCTCTAGCCTGGCGTTTGTCGAAGTCCTTCTTTGTAATTGGCGCAATGCCGACCAGAGCCTGAAGAGCATATCGCCTTCCATAAGTGTAGGCAGATCCCAGTTCCTGCATTTCATTGTTTCGACCCTTGGTGGCGACTCGAAGAGGACAGTATGTCATTATCCACTCCCCATCCTTAGATAGCCGTGTGACGCATCTCAGCTTGCCATCGTCGGTCTCCTCGATACCTTGGCTAAACGATATTCCGTTTGCACTTAAGGCTTCCACGGCGCTCTCCGTTACTTCTTCTAATGCTGCATAATCATAGCCATGACCTCTTGCTGTCTTTACGGCAGGCTTTAGCTGCTGCTGAGCTTTGGCGAGAGCCGCATCCAGCTTTGCAGTGGTGTCTGAACATTTCATTATTCGTCCTTTCTATTCTGATCGATTAGTGATCGTGACCCTTTCGCTGTCTCGACCTTTCTTCTGGTACTTTGCCCACTCATCAGGGTTTTCAATTCTGAACTTGTCAGCATCAAACCCCGTCCCCTTAAGTGAGCGACTTATCATTACTCTAAATCGGTCTGATTCCATCACAGAGTTTTCTCCTGCAATGTTTGCTAACCGATTTTTTATTTCGCTCTGTCTGAGCTTTGCTTGTTTTATCTCATCCTTAAATCTTTGCATCTCCTGTTCAATTTCTTTAATTCTATCGCGCTTAAAATCGTACTCTGCTACGAGCTCGGCAACTTCGTCATACGTTTGATTACCTTCTTCAATATTCCTGGTACCGGTCCTTATTGGGATTTGATCAATGATCGTAGCAGTGCAGTCCTCTGTGCCGTCTATCTCTGGCGGAATGCGAGACTCAATGTGCCTTGTCCAGAACTCTACCAGTTGAGGCATCTCGACTTCGTTGTAGCTGTCATTTCTTTCAACCTTTATCCACTGGATATCCATGAGCGACTCAATGGCATTGAGACTGTCTCCGTTCTCGATCAAGCGCACAACCATATTCCAAACATCTTGATCAGCTTCTGCGACCAGCAGGTAGTTCTCTTTTAGCCCACAGTCTGCAATGCTTTCTCCAAGAGACGATTCAAGAACGGATACATAGTGATCGATTTGGGTTAGGTGCATTAGCCTACCCTCTGGATGCATGTCCCAATAACGGAGCCTTCCTGGCGGTCTGTTGACGGTCTTAACTTCTAGAATGCCCGAAAACTTTCCTTCTGAATCAATAAGCAGCCTGTCAACCGTCGCATGAATGAACGGATATTTGCCGTGACGAATAACCCCTGACCCGAAAAGTTCACCTAAATAAAACCCCGTCTCATCCAAAAACCTATCCTTTATAAGTTCAACGATAGGCTCCTCCGCTATCATGCCTCGATACATTTCAAAGTTCTTGGGTGTATCATCGGGCAGTCCATTCAGAGCTCGAACAATCTTTCTGTAGGCAGAATGTTTGCCGCCATACTTATTGTGCCCGAGTATCTGTGTGGCGGTAGTGCCGCCAATAGAGTTCTTTGGTGGTGCCATTCGGGTGTCGTTACTCATTCAGGCGCATCCTTCCAGAGCTAACGCCTTCCCGCAGCAGGGGGCTGTCTGTTGCAGCATCTTCTCCCGTTAGAACAGAAAGGCTAACGCCAAGCTCTCTCGCTGCTTCCACTAGGTCTTCATATCTTGTCTTCGATGAAAGCGTGTTCCACCAGTGATAACTCCTTGACCCTCCCTTGCTCTCGTAACTCCGATGAAACTCCTTCAGGTTGTCGAAGTTCAACATTAAGATTCTAATCTTTATTCTTTTGGATACTTGATCCATTGTTTATCTCCTTTCTGGCATGTCTGCTTGCCAGTTAAAGGATTACCAAAAAGATTTTACAAAAACAAGTATCATTCTAATTTTATTCAGCGTAATGTGTTCTTCAGGATTTCGTTTAAGGTGTAGTTTATGAATTTGATGCAGGAGGATTTAGAGAAAAATGTCGTATCAACAGCGATTCAAGGGGCGCAAGACATAGGGGAGTTCGTATCTCTACCAAATGAAAGCTTCACGACGGAGGTTTACAGAGACATTCATTCTGCTGTGCGTGAACTGGTTATCAGCGGTGAGGATGTTTCAGCCGTCTGCGTCTACGAGAAGCTGCAGGAGATGGGTAAGCCTCAAAAGCTAGAGCATTTATTCTCACTTACTGGTGACTACGTTCTGCTTGATACCCAGTTTGCCTCTTTGTGTAGGAGGCTTCGCGACGAGTTCGATCAAAGGATGGTTTATACAGCCGTTCTTGAGGCAGCACAGTTGGCGAGGGATGCTCAGGGCGCTGCGGAGGCAAAGCAGACAGCCATTGGACGGCTCCTAAAGATTGATGATTACGGTCCTCAGAATCATATATTCTCTCTGAAGGAGAGCATGAAGAGCGTTTTGATAAGCGCGAAAGAATCCTTCGAAAGACCAAGAGAAGAAAAGCTCAAACCTGTTGGGGTCACGACGGGCATACAGTCACTTGATAAGATACTTGGCGGATTGAGGAGCGGAGACCTTTACATTCTCGGCGCCAAAACTGGCAGAGGTAAAACGGTGCTTGGTCTAAACGTCGCCGTCGCAGCAGCAAAAGCCAACAAAAAGGTGCTGTACTTTAGCTTAGAAATGAAGCATGAAAAAATTGCTTTAAGAATACTGAGCGCGGAATCTGGTGTTTGCTCTAAGCTAATAGAGAGCGGATTCGTTACGAGCGAGCAGATCGATTCTCTCCTAGCGGCAACCAGCAGGATTCAGCCTATAGCAAACAATCTAACCATTATTGACCAAAGGGGAGTTAACCTTTATCAACTTGGAGCTACGATCAGACAGGTCTCTAAGCAAAGCGGTTTAGATCTAGTGGTAGTGGACTATTTACAGCTACTAGAAGTAGACGAAACATATAGCAGAGAGAGGGAGGTTGCTTCGATCTCTAAAGCTCTGGTTGCTGTGGCCGGCATTAACGATGTTCCAGTATTGGCACTTAGCCAGCTTAACGAGACAGGACAGATTCGAGAGTCACGAGCTGTTGGTCAAGACGCCAGCGGCATATTGAGAATAGATTACGAGGAATCGGTTGACTCTAATTGGGACAAGAATTCTGAACCAGTTGATGCTACTATAAGGGTATTAAAGCACCGACACGGAGACTGCGGCAGCGTCTCAGTGTTATTTAACAGGGCGCATCAATATTTTGCGGAAGTTAATAGGAGTGTAGGATACGGAGGCGAATATGGCTAGATCTACTAAAGAGCAAATGGAGGCACGCATTGATCAGGCAGAGCTACTGCTGTTACAGGGACTGTCTCACAGGCAGTCTCAAAAAGTTTTGATGCAAAAGTACGACGTTTCTAGGCGCACGGCGATACGATATATCTCCTCAGCCTATACTCGTTGGAGACAGAATGCGCTGGAAGAGGACGGCAGGACGACTTCTGAGAGAAGAAAAGAACATGAGAGAATGTTGAAGCTGATCACGGCGAATGCGGCAAAGGAAGGCAGACTGGACCTTCAGCTCAAGGCTGTTGGCATGTTAATGCAGCTATATGGGACCTCGGTTAACACCAAGCTCGAATTGACTGGCAAAAATGGTGGACCAGTAACGGTCAAAGAAATGACAAAAAACGATATCGCGAGGCTTGTAAGTGACGCAGGACTTAAACCCGCATAATATAAGGGACGACGAGTTTCAGGCTATATTAAACCTGGCTCGCGACAATCTGAAGGGAAGCCTCCATGGCTTCATGAAGGCTGCCTGGCACCTGGTTGAAGGTGACAATGAGTTTATTGATGGATGGCATCTTCACGCCATATGCGAACACCTAGAGGCGTGCCAGCGTGGAGATATCCGAAATCTAATTATAAACATGCCTCCAAGACACTGCAAATCGACTCTATGTAGCGTCTTTTTTCCCTTGTGGACTTGGATTAACGACCCATCCACCAAGTGGTTGTGCAGCTCTTACTCTCATGGTCTAGCTGTTCGAGATTCTGTAAAGACCCGCCGCGTCATGCAGACACCGTGGTTTAAACTCAGGTTCCCAGAGTGCGGAATTGCTCCTGATCAAAATCAAAAAGCTAGGTTTGAGCTTACCGGCGGTGGGGTTAGAGTAGCAACCACTGTTCTCGGTGCGGCGACGGGTGAGGGTGGTGACTTCATACAGGTAGACGACCCTCATAAGGTACTCGACTCTCAGTCCGAAAAGGCTAGAGATGCTGTCATTGATTGGTGGGATCAAACGATGTCCACTCGCGGCAACGATCCGAAAACCGCAAGAAGAATCGTTATCGGACAGCGAGTACATTTTGGCGATCTTTGTGGGCACCTTGAGGATCTCGGCGGATATGAGAAGCTAACGCTGCCTGCCGAGTATGATGGGTCTAAAAACAAAACTAAAATTGGGTGGAGAGATCCAAGGAAGAAAGACGGCGAGCTGCTATGGCCAAATCGCTTCAGCAGGAATGACATAGACATTCTTAAAAAGTCTCTTGGAACTTTCGCATCCTCAGCTCAGCTTCAGCAACGCCCTGTTCCTCAGGATGGCGGCATGGTTCAAGACTCCTGGATTCAGTATGTTGACGAACTGCCAGACTCGTTTGACCGAGTAATACAGTCGTGGGATACCGCGTTCAAGGCTGGACCAGGATCATTTGTTTGTGGGCAAGTCTGGGGCGCCAAAGATAATCGTTACTATCTAATAGATCAGGAGCGTGGGCGCTGGGGTTTCACTCAAACCATTGCAGCAATCGAAAGGCTTTCGAGGAAGTACGCACAGTGCACAGAAATCCTTATTGAGGATGCCGCAAACGGTCCTGCAATAATCGATACCTTAAGACGCAGTCTGAATGGAATCATACCTGTCCGACCAGAAGGCAGCAAGGTGGCAAGGTTTAGCGCGGTTTCTCCGCTCTTCGAGGCAGGACAGGTTGTTCTTTGCAAAAGAGCAGCATATTTAGACGACTACCTAACAGAGCTACTGCAGTTTCCGCTTGGTAGAAATGATGACCAAGTGGACGCAACAAGCCAGGCCCTGCGCAGGATCTCTCAATACAATGCTGCGGAACATCTTTTCCCTCGCAAGCGTATGCTGCGACTTGTATCGACAAACCGTTCATAGTCGTTTAAAATAAGCATATAACCTCTTGGAGCACTCTAATGGCTAAAAAATTTGAGCCCGATGGAAGGCTGGCGAGACGCCTGTCTGATAGAATGATGCGTGTTTTTCGCGGCACGCCTGAAGTAGTCGCATCGGAGTATGGGGCCACGGGTGTAGACCTGAATGGCACTACCGCATCTAGTGTTGCGGAGAAGCGTGCGCGGCGCATGTCGAATCAGATGAGAGCCTTGAATCAAGAGGACTATGATCGGTCAAGGCGGTCTCGATACTTAGACTATCGGGAGATTCGAGATGAGGTGCCAGAGATGGCCACAGCATTACAGGTGCTGACGGATTTTGTTTTCGGTGGCGATAGCACAGATGGTGTGACAATCCTGTTCGATGAGGATGCTGAGCAGAGCTATAAGGATATAGTGAACGCCACCATGTCTGCCGTGGGTGGAGTTGATTTCTTTGTTCACATCTTTAAAGAGGGAACTCTTTTAGGAGACAGCTTCACGGAGCTGATATTCTCCACAAGCAGTCTCGTCGCAGAACGTCCACTGATTCCAATGGCAACTGATGTGGTGTCCAATACTTACAGTCAGGTTGTAGGATACAGAACGGGGTTCATACCTAAAGCCTTCAAAACTGGACAGCCTGTCAACCTGAGCCCTGTTCAGGTTCTTCATTACGCTCCTGATAAAGCGAGAGGGCACAGATATGGGCGAAGTATGTACGCCACTGCTCGAAAGCTATGGAGGCAGAGCGAGGCTGCCGAGGATGTCTTGAGCCTTCTTTCCATACTGCAGGCTGCTGCTCGTAAATCTGTGACCTATCCGATGCCTGCCAACATTAGACCGGATCAGGTTGATGATTTCCTAGAGAACCTTAAGAGCGGACAGTGGAGCCAGCAGGTCTTTGATAAAGACGGCAAAATGAGAAGGCGGATCACAAGCCTGATCGCCATGGACGACTTAGTTTATCCATACCGTGAGGGTCAGGAAAAGCCTAGCTTCCACAACGATCCCCCCGCAGACCTTCGGCAGATCATTGACATGCTTAGATTCATGCAGGACAAGTTCTTCATTGTGACTGGTGTGCCTGCTGCACTATGCGGGTTTGAAAAGAACGTAAACGCTCGAAGCACTCTCGAACAGCAGGGCCTGCAGTTTGCTAGAACTGTTAGACGAAAACAACAAGAAGTAGTCAAGCTCATGCATACCGTAATTCAAAGAGGTATTGCTGCAAGTGGACTTCGTCCCTCTGTCAAATACAAGATCAAGATGCCTCGCGTATCCAGCTTCGATGAAAAGATGAAGGCTGATACCAACTATGTCCGAGCTCAAACTGCTAGAATCTTATCCAACGATTTAGGAATCGATTTTAAGTTTGTATTAAAAGAAGCGCTAGGTCTAAGCGATGAAGAGGTCATGAGTCTTGCCGCTGCTAGAGAGATTGAAGAGTCTTCCACTCGGCTGGCTGACTATAGAGACCGAGAGTTTGGTGTAAAGCAGCTTCTCAAGGACCTGGCTGAAACGGTGGTGATTCCTGATGAGGACCCGTAAAAAGGAGCTCGACGTTGCAATATCTTATTTATCCTCTTTACTGCGGAATGTGGCCCATTCCAAAGGTCCGCTCGTTGAAAACACAGCGGGCGCCAACGAAGAACTCCAAAGAATAAGGGACGTTTTTAACTCGGAGTGGTACGTTGCACTGTCAGAGTTTGACGAAGAGATGGAGTCCCTTTCAGGTCAGACTGGCGACATCTCCGACAAGAGGTCTGAACTTGTATCCGCCCTTCAGCTTGCATGGGCTTCAGCAATCTCAAGCGCTATGGCTCGTTCCTTTCGAAGGGGGTATGGCGCCAGAGGTAGGCAGGACTCAAGCTCCTTAACATACGATCGGATAGTGGCAGGATCTCCTCTCTTTAAGAGGATATTAGACAAGCATACCGCTTTTGCGAATCAGTTTGCTCAGCAATACGCCGATGGCTATACAGATCAAAAAGGTAAGATGGGCGTGGGGTCTCGGAGCAACATGTATGGTCAGGCATTAAAGTCTGCGTACAATGCGGGCGCTGTTTTTGGTGGCATAAATGATGAGCAGGTGTGGTGGAGGCTTGGTGCATGCGAACACTGTCCAGATTGCATAGCTCTTGCGTCTTCAGGACCCTTCACGATGCAAACATTACCCACTGTTCCGGGTAACGGTGATACCATTTGCAAAACCAACTGCTGCTGCCATCTCACCTTTGTTCGAGGAGCAAAATCCATACAGCCGTCCAGCACATTTCAGGCATTTATGAACGCAGGACAGGACGGTGAGGTGCAAGAAGCAGAAGCAGAGGAAAAGGTGGTGCGAAACCTCCAGGACTTAATGCTGCGTAGATCGTTTCTTAGAAGGGTTGCACTCGCATCTGACGAGATCACGGCTCCAGAGGTGCGTGCAGCCAACGCTAACGCAGACAAAATCACGAAGCAGATAGACAGGATCTCGTCTATACCTTCTCTTAAAGCTGCGTCTCGGTACAATCCGGCTTCTGTCATAACCAAAGCGGACATTTCAGAGACGGACCTAGAGGAGATATTCATGGATGGCATTGACGGGGCTTCCATATTTAGAGCAGACCTAACAAAGCCGCTCAGCTCACTAGATGAAATCATTGGTACATACGAACGAATGCCAACGAGATCATCCGTGATCCCCAATGCAGACAGAGAAGATAACCCCTTTCCAAAAGTCGGATCTTTTTCGACATTTAACCTTGTTGCTAACGGCGCTGCGGCTACATTCACTATGCTGCGAAAGCTCATCGAGATTATGGGAGAAACCGAAGTCTTTATTGAGGTCGGAGGGCTAGGGGAAAGCCTTCAGAAGGTCGTCGGCTTCTCAGGAGTGTGGCTAAGGGGGCAAAAGGACGAGGTAGACATGGCTTTAAGGCTGCTAGAAGACGCTGAGGTAGAGTTTGCTGCGGGGGAGGTAATGTTTCTATGAAAAGACTGATCTGGAGGCTTCTTGGGTGGGGCATATTTGTCTATGATAAGGTGTCGATCTTTCAGCGCAACTGTCTTGTAGACCAGACAATGATTCAGGAAGCGCTAGATGTCACCAAATCGAAGAGATCTTGGTGTAAGGATACTCATTTGTCGATATTCATCGAGCCCACCTCATTTAGGGGCATATATGGGCTACAACAGACGGTCGAGGTGGCTCGGTTTGACAAAGGTTTTCTGCGTTCTAGGAGTGCGAATATACGGATAGCGGCGCCGATGGTAAAGCTACCTGTCCTGATAGATGTTATCTCGGAGTTAAACCGTGACCGTTAAAAGCGAAATTGAATCCAGCCTCAAAATTAAACAAAGAGGCATGAGAGTAAAGAAGGGGGATCAGTTCTGGAGGGGACTGTCCCTCATCGTAGTCGATGCAGCTGGCGCAACCATACGATTTAGAAACCTTGACACAGGCAGCTCTTGGGAGGAGCCTCGTCCAATCTTTGTTTCGAGAAGTTTGATACGAGTACCACATGGAAAGACCAAAAAGTTCAACTTTTTAAAACAATCTTTTAGCGTTTTGGGAAATAAGAAGCTGTCTAAGAGGCAGAGGGTGGGAATTGGTAGGAAGTATGTGACTATGGCACCCACAATGGATGATGCAAGAATAATTAGAAGGTGGATGCTGGCTCTAGCTCAGGACTCAGAGCCGAAAGGTTTTAAGAAATGAGTAAATATGCAAGCGAAGTTAGCAGCTCTATCAGGGATTACTTTTCTACCGACGCATCTCGAGTGAGAAAGGTCTTTGTCCGAAAGAATTCGGACGCAGATGCTGCTGAGATTCGAAAGAAGCAGCAAAAAAAACAGTATCTCGTTAAAGGCAGGATGTCTGGTGGCGTTGTTAAGTGGGACGTCTTTGAGCTCGACGGATTCTCCGATCCTAAACTCAGCGGCACAGACTTTCAGTTCCAAGAAGAAGCGATAGCCTTCGCCAGAGATAGGAGTCTAGGAAGAATGTCCGTCGGCTACGGAAAAATTAGGGGCATGTTTAAGCAGGGTACGGGCGGAGTGCTAGTTCCAGGTAGAAACATCGATACAGCAGGCAGTGGTCACGTAAATGTCATTCACACCAAGCAAGGTGTTATTGTAGGCTAGCGGACAGACCAGGAATCCTAACCAAAAGCCTTTGTGTACTGGTCTCTTCGAAGGATGCCTCATCCTCGCTCACATCGCAGCACTCTGAAACGGTGATGTCTTCCTCAACCATCTCTATATAACTGTGTTTGGTGCCGCAGAACGGGCAAACGTAAATTAGCGGACTCAACGATATGATTTCGGTAGCTTCAGCAAGCATTTGCTCAATCCTAATTTCCAATCTTAATTAGCTTACGCAGATCATCGCCTTGAGCGTAGTCTAATGGCCACATTTTCTCACATTCGGCTTGAGAAATATAGAAAGCTCCACTTCTCTCTGTAAAAGGCACGTTCTGAGCACCAAAAGAGTCCTTCATTTTCTTTTTGAAGCCTTTAGCGGGGTAAATTGTGCGACCGCTCTCCTTTTTAATGACAATTACAGAAACGCTGGCATTTGTTAGCTTCTTTATCGCCTTCTGGCCTTGCGGTACTACAGTAGACCCCTCTTTGAGCTCACGAATAGCCACCACAGGATGCCCCCACTGTCTGACTTGCGGCGCAGGCATCACCCACGACACATACTTGGTCTTATCTGGTCTATCTCGGTCCCTAAAGTGCCCCTTGATCCAAAGACAGTCCCATCCCGCGCATGTTGGAGGTCTTCCGTCATATATTTCGCAGCCTCCCTTTGCATGAGTGCATGAAACATGCGCAGGTTTGTTCAACTCTGGGACAATCATCGTTGTACAGCACGCTGTACACTCCCCGCACTCTCTTTTCACCTTAGCAACCCTCCACGCACAATGACTTATGTATAGAATTCATTTCAATCCTGACATCTAACACTTTGTCTCTGTATTTTCTACGTGTAAGGTTGTCTTCACATGCTCTTCCGCTAACATATCTGCAAAGACCCTCCCTTTCACCATACTTAGAAACGTAAGTGTCGAGAGCTTTAACTCCAGCCTTGATGAGATCGCACTTCTTATTCTTACACCAGAACTTAGTGATAACCTGCATCGGTCCCACCGCGCCAGCTGAAGACTGTGCGGTCTTTCGGAACCCGCTTTCAACGTGAGCAACCGCAGCTGCCAACATGGGATCTACTCCCTGCTCAACAGCCTCGGTGGCGACTGATAGACAGACTCTAGCCCTAGAGTCGTGAACTTTCTCAGAGTAACCTGCCTCTAAGAGAAATATGTAACAAAAAGACAGCATACAAATCGAATCCATTAGTCATTCCATTCACCTCTTGCGAGTAGCAACACGAGCCCTGAAACAAGAATGCACGTCATGGCAATAATGAAAGTCTCTACGTCTCTCGACAGCAGGGTGGCATTGTCTAAATGATCAATGTGCGTCATTGCCTCAACTGAAAACCTCAATGTAAATACCCCCCGAAATCATATCTTGACATGGTGGCAAGCTCATATGCTCGATCTTCGATACGGTCATACTCGTCCGAAGTAAGGTCTGATTCATCGACGATTAAATCAGGAAACCTTTTATCGACTACTCTTATTTTAACTATCTGAACTTCGCCCCCATTGCCATAGGGTCCCATACATCCATCGTGCATAGGAACAACCTCGGCAGCAATGATGCAAAGCACCAGCTCCTCTGAGTCCATTCGATCAGTCATTACATAGACCTGATGCTCGAACTCCACCTCTACAATATCCATTATATCCTCCACCGAAACCGGTGGAATCATATCATCGTCCAGACAAACCGATTAGAAAAAATACGGCACCAACCTGAATAATCGTTTCTAATAGCTCCACTTACATAACCTCCGTGTGTTGAAACTCAAACTCCTGCCCTGACTTTTCCATCGCCAGCGCTGCATCGTATAGGAACTTTTGCGCTTCGTAAGCGCAGTCTTCATCGGCAAGATGATCCAAAACTTCTAGCACTTTGCCGCTCTGATTCATCAGGGCTACCATGTATCCCGATCCAGAGAGAGCAACATTAATCTTGCTAATATAGTCAATGGCAAGCCCGAACCTGAGCCCCTCTTCTATCTTTTTATCAATCGAAAGTAGGCACGTTAGATTTTGTAGCTTCACAAACGGTCTGCGAAAGGCGCCAATCTTTTTGCCAAGAATGAATCCCCCTTCGGGTCCATAAGGCAAGTCCACCTCGTAAAGCTCTTTACCCTCAAACGACTTGTAGGCGTTCCTCCTGCCCCCCGTAATGTCGTTCAAATATTTAAAGCCTGGTGAAAAGCTATAGCTACACTGAACTAGCTGGACGAGGTCTTCGTTGCAATGTATTGTGGTTAGCCCACCTGCATCCGCTGTTCTGATTTCGTAATTCCTCGTCTTAATTGTTTCCATGATGAGCTCCTTTTGAGGTGCGCAAGTTTTGCTTATTCCATTTATGATGCAGCCTCGCAAGCTGACGCCCATCTTGTGTTTTGCCCACCACTTCAATGGTGATGGTCGCGGGACCATAGTCAACACCTCTACTAAACACGTCGTCTAAGAAGAACATGTCTGGATAAGAGGGCGAAGACTTGCCTACATGTTGTGGTTCTGGCTTGCGATATACCAGCGGCTCCTTCGGCTTTGTGGGCAGCATCGGCTGAATCTCCTCTTGCATTGACTGAAACTTCTTCCTGCATGCGACTGGGGTTCTTTTGTATCCATGTCTGTTATTCATCTGGTTAGATACTCGCACCCAGAACGATCCAGGGTAGGTCTTTCGAGGCTTGCGTCTGTTGGCGTATAAAACTGTGCTCCCCTCTTCAACGAGCTGCACCAAGCGAATTGATTCTCTATCTGTCCAACGGCTACTCATTTGATAAACTCCTCTTGAATAAGCTGCGCTTCGTCATACAGAGCTTTCGAAAGATAGCTAAAGCCAACCTT